CAAGAAACTAATATTATCAATCATCCAGGCCAAGAAATTGGTGATGCTTATATGGTAATTGCTAATTCAGTGCTAGATGGTGGGTTTGCTTATAAAAGTTACGAAGACTTAGATAAGAAATTTTGGCGCAAATTATGCAAAAGACCAACTATGTCATATTATTATGATGCAGGAAAAGAGTGCATTCAAGAGCAAACTTATGATGATCGTAGAGATCATGGTATTGATATATTGTCAAAGATGACTTTTGATGATGCTTCTTATGTGGGCACAGCAATTTACGATGGGGTGGAATCAGCGTTTCCAAGACAAACCCAAGCAAAAGAAGCGTTAAAGCTTGGAATTGAAGAAGCGTTGAGAAATAATGGTGGTAAATCTTTAGTAACCTGGAAAACGGCTTCAGGATTTACAGCATTTCAAGACTATTCTAGGATTGAAACAGGAAGGGTCAATTGTAGCTTTGCTGGGAAGCTAGTACAGTTATCATTTCAGCTGTTTATAGATAAACCCATGAAAAGTGACCATGCTAAAGGGATAAGTGCTAACTTTGTGCATTCGCAAGATGCTGCATTGCTAACATTAACCATATCCAATTTAGCTGAAAAAGGAATTGAGTCATTTATGATGATTCATGACCAATTTTCGGTCAATGCTGAAGAAACGCCTTTATTGTTGCAAACATTTAAAGAAACGTTTATTGAAATATTTGAGGAAGATCAACTAGGCAATACCCTTAAAACATTCGGATTACAAAATAATCCAGTAAAATACGGTAGCCTAGATATACAAGATGTGATGGAAGCTAAATATATAATCTCGTAAGAGGTTAGGCTTCCGCACATATAATTAATGAGGAGTAAGGTATGGCAAGTGAGTTTATAGAGCTATGCGAGATATACGGGCTTAGCCCAGGTGACCCAGAAGCTATTGATAAGCTGATTTTTTTAATTAATAGAACGGATGATTCACGAGACGAAGAATTTTATAACGATCAAGGATTTTTTATTGATGAAGAATTATTGGTTGACGATGATGAACCAGGAGGATAAGATATGAGTGCAGAAAGAATGAGAAATTTGAGAAATCAACGAACAAAAAACTTAAGGGATCTACAAAGGAGACGTAGATAGTTATACGGTTGTATAGTATATATATTAAAAATAGGAGATATATGAATACATGCACAGGTTGTGAAGTAAAACTTGTTGAAGGAACTAATTGGTCGGCAAAAGGCAGGCATAAGTTTTGTAGGGCATGTTTTAAAAAGAAGTACAATAAGAAGCGGATGTACTTGGACGGAAAGTATATTTCTATTGACAGTAAAATTCATAAACCAGGAATATTTAAATCGTTAGATGATGCGTGGTCACATGCTGAGTTAGACAATAAAGATATTTCAGGGGAAATTTACATTATGATTAACAACGCTTTTGGAGGTTGGGTTAAAGTAGGTATGAGCATTAATGCTAAAGATAGGTTAAGTAAATATCAAACTGGAGACCCGCACAGGTCTTATAAACTGTATAGCAAATTTTATACAGAAGATAGACATGAAACTGAGATGCAAATTCATCAAATTTTAGGAGCTAAGTATAAACGCCAGAACGAGTGGTTTAATGCGGACCCCCAAGAAGTTGAATGGATTATTTCTCAATATTTTGGAGTAAGATATGAAGAAAGGAATGAAAGCACTAATTGATGGAGACGTATTAGTATACTGGTCAGCAAATTGGGGCCAAACTAATTATTTCGACGTAATAAATAGTGAAGGTGAAGTTTTAGATTCAAGAGAAAGCAAAAGATTTGCTCAAGGCTCAGCTGATGATTTAATGGACTTCGGTAACGAAGAACTAACAGTTGAAGCTGGGGATACCCGCTTAACCAAGTGGAAATCTTGTACTGAGTTTATTGATAACTTTATCACAAAAATAGTAAGAGATGCACAGTGTGAAACTTTTGAGGTTCACCTGTCAGGGCATACTAACTTTAGAAAGGATATTAGTGTAACTAAACCTTATAAAGGAAATAGAACGGCTGAAAAACCATATTATTATCAAAAAGTAAGAAATTATTTAACAGATAAGTATGGTGCGGTTGTAAGTGTTAACGAGGAAGCTGATGATACATTAGCTATTGCTCAAAGCAAAGATCCAGACGGTACATGTATATGCACTGTGGATAAAGACCTTTGGATGGTTCCTGGTAACAAGTACAACTTTAGAAAAGAAGAAGCAAGCTATGTAACAGAGTTTGATGGCATGAGATCAATGCAATTCCAAATGTTAGCTGGAGACCCCGTGGATAATATCCAAGGTGTACCCAAAATAGGAAAAGTAACAGCTGATAAATTATTAGCAGCTAATCCTGGAATTGATGATGCTTGGGTTGCAATTGCTAGGGCTTACAAAAAGGCCTATGGAGAAGTTCACAAATGTGTAATGGTCGAAATGGGAAGACTACTTTGGATGAGAAGAGTAGAAAATGAAATGTGGAATCTCCCACTAATTATAAAAACAATGGAGAAATAAAAAAATGGCAAATTTATTAGAAAATGTAGAATTATCGTGGTGTTTCTTAGACCCTAAAAATCCTCAATTAAACTTTGAGAAAAAACAGTGGTCTTCAACAGCTAATGTGACTAAAGAAGTAGCACAAGATTTTAAGAAGAAAGGGCTTATTAGAGCATTGCGCCCTGTAGAAGACGCAGAGGGCAAAGAAACAGGTCTTTACAAGATCACTTTTAAGGCTAATGCGGTAACTGCGGGTGGAAAAGATTTGAAAGCTCCAGGTGTATTTACAAAAGATGATAAAGGTTTAATCATTCCACTAGTGGGTGTTACTGTAGGCAATGGTTCTGTTGGAACTATTTCTTATGACACATACGATTGGAGTTACAATGGTAACAAAGGAACTTCTACATCACTAAAGAATGTTTTAGTGTCTAAGCTAATCCCTTACGAAGCTGAGGCAGTTGGTGGTTCGGAGTTTGGTAAGGTTGAAAAAGGTGCTGAATTTACAGATGCAAGCCCTTTCAAAGATTCACAAGAAGATTTAGATCTTGACATCGATGCAGATGATGAGTTTTAAATAGGAGTTAATCCTACAGAGGCCTTCTCGGAGGAGAGGTCTCGATAGGCTTAATTTAAATACACACACACAAATAACATGGAGATTAATATGGAAAATCAAGAAGGAAGCTTTGTTAGGCATGAGCCTTGCCCAGATTGCGGCTCAAACGATAATAGAGCTGTATACGATAACGGTGATAAGTTTACTTATTTCTGTTTTGGGTGTGAAGCCACAGGAATATTACAAACAAACACAGTAAAACCAACAAACACACAAGGAGATGAGTTTATGAACACAAAAGAAACAGTTGAGGAAGTAAACAAATTTCCAGTAAGAGGATTTAAAGAAAGAAGGATTAATAAAGCAGTTGCAGAATTATATGGTGTTAAAGTGGGTTACTCTGAAACAGATGGTCAAACTATTAAGTTTCATTATTATCCTGTCACTAATAAGAGCGCAGTTGTAGGCTATGAAAGAAGAGAAGTAAAAGACAAAAAGTTTATAGCTATTGGCTCAGTTAAAAATAATGATGAGTTGTTTGGTCAATCTAAGTTTCCACCTGGATGCAGCAAGAAAATTGTTGTTACAGAAGGGGCTTTGGATGCAATGGCTGTTCAACAACTTTATAATAAGAAAGATCAAGAGTGGCCAGTGGTATCAGTAATTAATGGAGCGGGAAATGCTCATAAACAAATTCAAGCTAACTTAGAATATCTAAATAGCTTTGATGAGGTAGTGTTTATGTTTGATGCTGATGAGCAAGGTCAAGATGGTGCTAAACAGTGCGCTAAAACAATACGCACAGGTAAAGCTAAAATAGCAGCTTTGGGTAGACATGGTAAAGATGCTAGTGATTATTTAGTAGCAGATAAACTATATGAACTAGAAAAAGCTATTTGGAATGCTGAAGCATATTCACCGGCAGGCATTGTAAACTCTGCAGATACATGGTCTTTATTTAATGAGGATCGTAGAGAGGATTCAATACCATATCCGGAGTGTTTTGGTGACGTTAACAAAATGACTTATGGTAGACGTACTGGTGAACTAACTATATTTACGGCAGGCACAGGGTCAGGTAAATCTTCATTTGTTAGAGAAGATATTTATCATATACTTCAAACTACCGAAATACAAGTAGGCATTGTGTCTCTTGAAGAATCGGTTAGAGAAACTTTAGATGGTCTTGTAGGCTTGCATTTAAACAAACGCATATCATTACCAGATGTTCCTTTCGATCGTGAAGGGGAAGAAGGCAAGAAAGCTTGGAATGCAGTGGCTGGAAGTGGAAGATTAGTTTTACTTGACCATCAAGGCTCAGTTAGCGATAATTCATTAATGGATAAAATTGAGTTTATGGCAGCAAGTGGTTGCAAGTTTATTTATTTGGACCATATTACTTTAGCTGTAAGTGAAGTTGACGGAAATACAAATGAAGCTATGGATCGTTTAATGAGCGACCTTCTTAAAACATGCAAGAAATTTGATGTATGGATTGGAGTTGTCAGTCATTTAAGAAAAACTGGTGGCGGAACTAAAACTTACGAAGAGGGAGCTAATATAACTGAAGATGCACTTAAAGGCTCAGGATCACTAAAGCAAATTGCATTTCAAATTATTGGCTTTAGTAGAAATAAATACGAAGAAGATGAGTTTGAAAGACAAAGAGTTAAGATTAGTGTACTTAAGAATCGCTTTACAGGATTTACAGGTCCGGCTGGTCATGCAAGATTTGACAGTGATACAGGTAGATTAACTAATGTACCAGTAGAATTTAGTCAATTATAAATAACAAAGGAGATATAAATATGAATGAAAAACTTGTAGTTGATCTGGAGGCAAATGGCTTCCAGAATGATGTTACTAAACTATGGTGCATCAGCATGTTTAATATAGAGACAAAAGAAAAAGAAACTTTTACTGACCATAATGATAATTACAGAAGTATCGAGGAAGCGCTTAAAATTATGTCAACGGCAAAGCAAATTATTGGACATAATTGGATTGCATATGATCAAGTAGTACTAGAAAAGTTACATGACTTTAAAACTAGTGCAACGCTTGTTGATACATTTCTAATGTCCCAATTACTAAACTTTAACCGTAAGCTAGGGCGAACAAAAGGTAGACACAGCTTAGGCCAATGGGGAGAAGCTTTAGGGGTTCTTAAACCTGTCCAAGAACAATGGAAAGTGTATGAGGATGCTATGCTTAATAGATGCGAAATGGACGTGCAAATAAACGTTCGTGTTTACATACAACTAATGAAAGAGTTTAAGAGTTCAGGCATTCCTAAATCTGTTATTCAACGCGAATTTGCAATTGCTAAAATTAGTGCAAAACAAGTTAAGAATGGTTGGTTAATTGATGAAAGATTAGCTTTAAGACACGTAGCTTTCCTGAAGAAGGAAATAGAAATACTTAGAGAAAAGATCGAACCATCAATGCCGAAGATTATTAAATGCCCGGATGTTTGGGTTACTAATAAAGAATGCAATGAAATATTAGGTACTGTAGGCATTAAATACGATGCCGAGTTAAAAGATGGACAACGATTGAAGAAACCTATTTTGCCAAGATACACTAAAGCAGGTGCTTTACATTCTGCGCAAGTTAAGTGGCTTGGTGAAGGAGTAAAAGTTTATGGAGCATATTGTAAAGTAGAATTTCATGATGCTAAGTTAACACAACATAGTGAAGTGAAAAAGTTACTATTCAAGAATGGCTGGAAGCCTACGGAGTGGAATACAAAACGAACTGCTGAAGGAAGAATGATTAGAACTTCAGCTAAATTAACGGAGGATTCTTATGGGTCTATTAAAGGTACTCTTGGAAAAGACATCGCTCTTCATGCTACGTATCAGCATCGCCTTAACACTCTTCAAAATCAAAAAGAAGAGACAAAGGGGTGGTTAGGATCAAGGCGCAAAGATGGGCGAATAGAGTGTGTCCCGTTTACTTTAGGAACTGCAACCGGAAGAATGAGTCACAAAAACTTAGTAAATGTACCAGGGGCTAAAGCAACATTTGGGAAAGAGATGAGAGAAATCTTTATAGCCCCTCGTGATCGAGTTTTAGTTGGGTGTGACTTAGCATCTGCACAGTTAAGATTATTAGCTGCAGCTATGGGTGATAACACATATTCAGAAACAGTTATTACTGGTAAAGAGGTTGAAGGTACAGATGTTCATACCGTAAACCAAAAGGCTGCTGGATTGAAAACTAGAGCACAAGCTAAGACTTTTATTTACGCATTTTTATTTGGTGCGGGAGATGCTAAGATTGGTTCTATTGTTGGAGGCAAGGCTAAAGATGGGAAAGAGCTTAAAGCAAAGTTCTTAAAGAGCTTTCCTGCGTTAAGCAAGTTGCAATCTAAGCTAAGACTAGATTTTGAAAAATCTGGTGGTAAAGCTATTACTGCCCAAGACGGCAGGAAGATCCAAGTAGACTCACCGCATAAGCTACTTAACTATTTGCTACAAGGTAACGAAGCCATTCTTGCAAAAGAGTGGGCAAGTATATCTGCAAAGTTAATAGAAAAGAATAGTATCGATTGCAAATTACTAGCTATTATGCATGACGAGCAAAACTTTGAATGTTCTGTTGAAGATGCACCTAAACTAGCAACTGTGCTAGAAAAAGCTGCAACTATGGCGGGTGAACAGTTAGGCTTTAATTGTAGAATGGATGGTACATCTAAAATAGGGGAAACTTGGTATGACATACACTAATGGAAAAACAAATGATACTGGTGGCATTTATTGCGAAAGAGTAAATGGAGAAGTTTTATGTATGAAATTTTCTGAGTATATGAAGAAGGGCTTTGTGCCTTCTGAAGCAATACCTCTTAAGGAAATGACAAATCCTCCAAAAGGACATTAGAAGACTAAGCAATTTAGCCTGTAGTAATATAGGTTATATTGCTTTTTTCGCAAACAAATAAGGAAAAATATGAGAAATTATTTAGGAATAAAAATTGATTTAAAAAGAGATTTAGAAATGACGGAGCAAGCTAGAGAGCTACTTGACAGTTTCTATTTAAAAGAAGGAGAAACCTCACCACAACAAGCATACGCAAGGGCTAGTGTTGCTTATTCGGGAGGTGATTTAGAATTAGCACAAAGACTTTACGATGCGGTATCTAATGGTTGGTTTATGTTTTCATCGCCAATACTATCTAATGCCCCAAAAGAAGGTGAGAAAGTAAAAGGATTGCCTATTAGCTGCTTTTTATCTTACGTGCCAGATACGCTAGAAGGACTTATATCTCACCAATCTGAATTAGCGTGGCTGTCGGTAAAAGGTGGAGGAGTTGGTGGTCATTGGTCAGATGTTAGGGCAGTTTCAGACAAAGCACCATCACCAATACCCTTTATTAAGGTAGCTGATTCGTCAATGACAGCATATAAGCAAGGTAAAACAAGAAAAGGTTCATATGCCGCGTATTTAGACATCAGTCACCCTGATATTGTTGAATTTCTTAATATAAGAGTTCCTACCGGTGGTGACAGTAATCGTAAATGTTTTAATTTGCATAATGCTGTTAATGTTACTGACGACTTTATGAATAAAGTTATTAATGGCAAATCATGGGATTTAATCGACCCGCACGATAAGTCTGTTAGAGACACTGTAGACGCCAGGGGCTTATGGCAAAGAGTACTGGAGACAAGATTTAGGACAGGAGAACCTTACATTAACTTTATTGATGAGGCTAACAGAAAATTGCCACAAGCTTTAAAAGATCATGGGTTATCTATTAAAGGTTCTAACTTATGTAACGAAATTCATTTGCCAACAGATGAAAATAGAACAGCTGTATGCTGCCTGTCGTCTGTTAACTTAGAAAAGTTTGAAGATTGGGTTGACACAACTTTAGTACAAGACCTAATTACTATGTTAGACAATGTGCTTGAAGAATTTATAAAGCATTCACCACCAGAAATAGCAAGAGCTGTAAACTCCGCTGTGTCTGAACGGAGCTTAGGTTTAGGAGCTATGGGTTTTCATAGTTATCTACAGTCGCATAATATACCATTTGAATCTGCATTAGCTGTAGGTAGAAACCAAATGATGTTTAAGCATATTAAAGAACAAGCGGTAGAGTCTACTAAGGCTTTAGCTAAAATAAGAGGCGAATACAAACTTGGCAAAGGAACAGGCCACAGAAATAGTCATTTGTTAGCTATTGCGCCTAACGCTAATTCAGGTATGATACTTGGAACATCGCCCTCTATTGAACCACTTAAGTCAAATGCATTTACGCACAGAACTAGAGTTGGGGCCCATTTAATTAAAAATGCTAATTTAGAATTTGTTTTAGAAGAGCACAGGCTTCGATTAGCTAAAGGCAAAGAATGGTTGGAGGAAGAGTGGAGAGATATTATAAGGCACGAAGGATCTGTTCAGCACTTAGACTACTTATCAGATTGGGAAAAAGATGTATTTAAAACTGCATTTGAGTTGGATCAACATTGGGTTGTTCAACATGCTGCAGACAGACAAGTACACATTTGCCAAGGCCAATCCGTTAATGTATTCTTTGAAGCAGGATCTATGAAGTCTTATGTTAATAGCGTTCATATAACAGCTTGGAAATCTAATCTTAAGGGTTTATATTATCTAAGAGCATCAGCAGGTGAGACGGGTGAAAAAGTTGGAATAAAGGTAGAACAAGACAAAATTAAAGATTTTAAAATTGATGATACTGAGTGCTTAGCGTGCTCGGGATAAATACAGGGAGAGAAAAATGAGTTTATTAGAAGAGAGTAAAACGTACAAACCCTTTAAATACCCATTTGCAATGGAGGTCACAGAGGATCATGAAAAGATTCATTGGGGCACTTGGGAATTAAAGCTACAAGAAGACGTTGATCAATGGAAGAAAGAAGTAATAACGCCAAAAGAAAAAAATCATATAACACAAATATTCAGATTGTTTACGCAATCGGATGTGCAAGTAGCCACAAACTACTGTGATCTATTTATTCCTAAATTCAAAAACAATGAAATTAGAAATATGCTTTTGTCTTTTGCTAATCGTGAAGGAACACATCAAAGAGCTTACGCATTGTTAAGTGACACATTAGGTTTTCCTGATGAGGAATACTCAGCGTTTTTAGAGTACAAAGAAATGGTGGCTAAAATTGAGTTTATGCAAAATAATGACGTAAGCACACACCATGGTTTAGGTAAAGCTTTAGCTCAAACTTGTATCAATGAAGGTATGAGTTTGTTTTCAGCATTTATTATGCTTCTTAATTATCAAAGGTTTGGTAAGATGAAGGGTATGTGCGAAGTTGTGGAATGGTCAATAAGAGATGAGACTAAACATGTAGAGGCTATGACTAAACTATTTAGAGTATTTGTTGACGAGCATCCACGTATTGTTAATGACCAGTTCAAAAATGAAGTGTATGAAATGGTCAGGGTTGCTGTTGCACTAGAAGATAAAGTAGTTGACTTAGCATTTGATCTTGGGCCTGTTGAAGGACTAACGTCTGAAGAGGTTAAGCAGTATATTAGATATATTGCAGATAGAAGACTTATACAATTAGGATTAAAGCCTAATTTCAAAGTTAAAGAAAATCCGCTACCTTGGGTAGAATGGATTATTGGCGGCGATAGCTTTAAAAACTTCTTTGAAGGAACCGTCACAGACTACAATGCAGCAGGAATGTCGGGAGAATCCTGGGGTTGGAGTGAAGAGGTTAAACTTAGCAAAAAAGAGTATATTAATAAAATAGAGGATTTGCATGGCATATAGACCAAATAACAAATGGAAAGCTTCTGTAAGAGGAGCTGATTCCAAATGGGAAGGTGAATTAGGGGATGGGATATTAAATAGCTGGGAACACCACCCAGAAAAGATTCCATATACAATTGATCACACCTATACTCCTGACTTTAGCAAAGGTAGTTTAATTATTGAAGCTAAAGGAAGATTTATGGATAATGCTGAGGCTAGAAAATATGTATGGGTTAGGGAGTCTTTACCTAAAGGCAAAGAGTTACTATTTCTATTTTACAATCATAAAACCCCAATGCCTCATGCAAAAGCTCGCAAAGATGGCACAAAGCTAACCCATGGCGAATGGGCAACTAAAAATAAATTCAGGTGGTATACTGAAAACACAATAATGCAAGTAATAGGAGAATAATAATGGCACTAATGGCTAAAGTAACAATTCAAATGGTGGATACAGATTCACATTTCTTAAATACATCAATAGTTGAAATTGATGAAATTCCAATGGATAACGCTATACACGGAAATTTAGTAGGATTTCTGCTTGAAACTAAAAATCCACAAAAAGAAGAAGAAAAGAAACCTGCAATTGTAGGTTCTGAGGAGAAAAAATAATGGAAACTGGAAACTACCCAGTTGGGGAAATAGCAGAAGCACTTAGTATAGCAATTGGTTTATATGAAAGTGTTAGTTACAACAATGAAATGAAAGAAGAGCTAGAAATTACAATCTTAGGATTAATAAAATCTTTAAGGATTGCAGCGTTTCATAGTTCGGAGAAAACATAATGAATAAAGTAATGAAATTTCATGCTGACTGGTGTGGACCTTGTCAAAACTATGGTCCTATATTTGAGCAAGTAACAAATAAGCTTAAAGAAAATTGGGAAGTAGAAGAATATAACATTGAGTCGCCAAAAGGAACTGAGATGTCTATCACTTATGGGGTCAGGTCTCTTCCTACAACAGTTATTATAGTTGATGGCAAAGAACCGCGGAAGTTAGTAGGAGGACTGTCAGCTACTGATTTGGCAAAAGAGCTTACTGCAAATTAAGTAAGCAAATATGGGACTATAGTTGGGTTAATACCTAGCTATGGTCCTTTATTTTTGCTTATTGCTTCATATCTTTTGTTGTAGAATGCTAAAGAATAAGGCTAAACAAACACAAGCCTAGCACTAAGAAGTAGCCCATACGGAGATCCTGGGTATCAACTTTCTGCTACAAAGCAAAAATAAAGCTACAAATTGGACAATTATC